TCGGGGTTGCTACCGAGCCGGGGTAGTGCTAATCGCTCGGGGGTGGTAAGTTTCAGCCCCATGGTCCCGGCCATCATACTGGGAGTAGCTCCATGAGGAAGTCGGGCTCTAGCCCGAAGTACTCGGCGCAGATGTCCTCTGCGAGTTCGAGATCTCCGGCTTCGAGGTACTCTGCTAGTGCTTCGCGGGCTTCTTCAATCAGTTGGTCTGCTTCGTCGGAGTCGAAACCGTCACGGCGCATTAAGACTTGTTTGATAGTATCCATTGTTGTTAGCCTCTAGGGGAAGAGCAATAGAAGTTTCATGGTGAAACTTATATTGCTGTGGTTCTCGGTTATTGTGGCTCTTCGGTGGTGGTGGTGCCGCTGGTGCTGGTGCTGCTGCTGGTAACACGTTGGTAGTGTGGTGGTGGTCCCGATCCACAACACCATGATACGCGTATGGGGGAAAGAAAGCAATGGGCTCGGTGGTAGGGGGAGCGAGGTTGGTAGGAAAGGGGAGCCGGATGGGGGTAGCGGCTCCGGATAAGTACGGGGTGGTGTGGGAATGGATCGGGATACTAAAGCGAAAGAAGGCGGAAGAAGGCGGAAGAAGGTATAAGAAGGTATACGAAGGTATCAAAGTCGGAAGGGGGCGGGGAAACGGGTAAAAATGATTTAAATTAATATATTCTGTTTAGTCCTAATAATGGGATCTGCGTAGAGAGCAATAGAGATATAATATATATATATGTATATATACAAACAGCCTCATGGCTGGTGTGTTTGTAGGGGATTTATGTGTATAGATAATTTTTTGTCAAACATTTATCCCCCTCCCTTGTATTGCTCCTTCATACGCCGTCATACGCCTTCGTACGCCTTCATATGCTCTAAGATGTAGATCGGTTCCTAATGCCATTTTCCAAGGATAGATGGTGTCTTGGTGGCGGTGCGTAAAGGGGTTAACGCGGGTCATGGCGGGGATTAGTAGGGGTGATTGACCCATGATGGCGGGTGGGGGTATGGAGGGCGTAGTGGGACGGATAGACGGTAGGGGGAATTCGATTAAAGCGATTCTATCCTAACGATTATAAATCCTAAATGGGGTTGACTTTCCCCGCGCTATATGCCGTACTGGTATTTTGTACAGTAGTCTCAGCAATACAAATAACCAAAAACCCGACATCAATTACTAATGTCGGGTTTTTGGCGAGATATGCGCAATACAAATTTCACGGTGAAACTTATATTGCTGTCGTTTTTCGAATCATTCCCATTCAAACGGGTTAATCGGTACCGGATAACCCATCAACTCCGGACAGTCTACGTTAATCCCATACTCATCTTCCAGCAAATCTTCCCACAAGCGACGCTCGTCGGGTGTAAACGTCATGCGCAGTGTTAGCGCGGCAACGGCTTCTACAGATTCTAATCCGAATTGATTCATTGTGTAAGCTCCTCGCCCGAATATGTCACCGTAACCGGGTTGAATGTTTGCAAACGACAAAAAGTAATTCCGTTTACGTTAACATAGACCACGTTTTTTCGTGGTCTACGACTGATTTCTATTTCTATCAAATCAGGTTTCTGTACATCCACTATATCTATTGGTTTGTGGTTCATCATAAACTCCTAATGGTGCGCATCCTTGCGCGGTGGTTACTAGGGTATGGGTCGTAATACGGGGTTGATATCTTCCAGCGCTTTTTCGGCTATGGGGTAAAGTAAGGCGCTTTGCGGATGTTCGTCCCCTTCAACGGCTAGAAATAGGATTGCGGCTAATTCCTCAGAGTTCAACATTTTACTTTGTTGTTGTCCGGTGGGGTTATCGTTAAATGTAACCTCCCAACTGTTAGCCGCCATATCATAGGCATATACTTCCAATGCTCGTAGTTTGGCTTCAGGCATATCAGCAATAATCCGGATATCCTCCAACGTTACGTCAATATGCATCATAATTATTCTCCTCTTAAGCACGTCCTTGTGCGATGGTTACAACTAGATCAGCGATTCGGCTTTACCGATCTGATCCAGTTTCCGGGCCGCCGTTACCTGCTCGTCGATAACATAAGCGTAGACTTCCAATGCCCGTAGTTCGGCTTCAGGCATTTCCCCTTTGATCTTCTTTACCAGATTTTCGGTATCCATTTTGGGATTGGCCGCTGATACTCGCAACGTGACAAGTTGCTTCGTCAGCATTTCCCATCCATCCATGATCCCCTTTTCGGGATTCGAGCGGATCTTGGCTTGCTTCTTGGCGGCAGTGGCCGTGGTGCATCCGGGCACCCTATGTTCCTGCAACAACCGAGCCAGCGTATCTTGGGCTTTTTCGGCACCCAATGACAACCTGCTTCCGCCGCCGCCACCACGGCCGGGTGTGTATGTTCCGTTCTGGATTTTGTCCAGCCGTGTTTTAACGGCTTTCATACGATCCTGCAGTGTGGCAGTAACATCCAACCCCGCCGCATTTTTTCCTTTCGCAGTACTGGCAGCATCTTGCAGCCATTCCTGAAAACCCTTACGGGCCGCCTCCTGGTACAGCACGGTGCTGGGGTCAACTTTCCAGGTATATTCAACCTGGTTTACTTTTGCTATCAATACTATGGCATTCATGATAGTCTCCAGTGGTGACCCTTTCGGGCCGGGTAGTGTGCTTTGGTGGTTTAGCGCCGTCCTTGGCACTAAATTTGTTAGTTCTTGCCTTCTTGACGGATATCTACATATCCACTAACACAAATTCCTAAGCCGTTTTCATCTGCTAGGCGTAGGGACCTTACTGTCAAGTGTTCCAACAGTTTATCGGCAGGAATGTCGCATTCCCATTGCGGTTCAACGCATACGAGTTCTTCCCCAAAGTCAGGAAAGACATAGACAAAGACTACATCCGCTTCGCCATGGTAATTGTCAATTGCTTTATCAATTATGCGTCGCGCTTCGCCTACCGTTGTTCGTGCTTTCATTGTCAATCTCCTAGGCGCACCGTGCGCCACATAGAAACCAACAAAACACACTATACCTGATTGTTAAAAGAGCAATTCGGTTTTCCCGAATTAGGTCCAATCTCGAACCGTGTAATCATACTACTACACCCGGTTGCGGTTGTCAATACTTTATATTGCTGTCCCTACCGCACCGCCACCACACCCCGCCTATCTAAAGAAGCGCACGCGCACGCACGCGCACGCACGCACGCGCACGCGCGTATACCATACCCAATCCGCGATGTCAAGAGCCTCGAACAAGGGGGGGGGGGTCGAACCACACCCTCAGCTAGACCCCCGCCCGATCTTCTGTGGGCGGGTGTCATATACTATCGACCATAGGAGACAGCAACATAATAGTTTTCATTAATGCGAACCCAATTCCCTACCCCCATCCGTCCGATTATGCTATACTTTTCTTACCTTCCTTATGAGCACCTGCCCATGAACCCTCTCCACAAAGGCTATCGGACCCCACAGCTCGACCACCTCTGCGGTGAGTGGGATGACGCGCTCGGCGCGCCCGACACGCCCGACACGCTTGAGATGATCCCGCACCACCTGCGGACCTCGCCCGCTTTTCGCGAGGCGCAACTAGCTCTGGCGAAACGTGTGGGAGAGTTGGAGGAGAGCGAGGAGAGCGGGGAGCGCGGGGAGCGCGAGTACGACTGATGTCTTCCTCGTGGCATACCACCGGACCGCACGAGTACCACGCTCAGCAGGGTACGAAAGCTCGAGGGCACACGTATGAGCGACGAGTAGGCAAAGAGCTGGCCGTGCTTGCCTTGAGCCGCAAATGGACCTTCCGCAACCATGAGTGGGTCCGTGCTGCACAAGGCAATTCGATTCAGTGGTTTCAGCCGGACTTCCTCCTCGAGACCCCCGAACATCGTTTGCTCTTTGAAGTCAAACTCACTTATCAACAGGGAGCCTTCGACCAAATGGCTGAATATATCTCCATCCTCCCACGAGGCTTACACGTGGTCCCGGTTCAAATATGCCGCAACCTAACCCCACATGCTCCAGAGCCGGTAACGTGCTTCGAGGATATCTACCCCGGCTGTGTATGGCATTGGCTACTCTAATGGACCTTCAAACCTCCCAAAGCATTACCCGCGAGCAACTTGACAAGCTTAAGGCCGAGCGAGAGCGAGTGCTTGAGTACAAGAAGCGCAACGGTGTCGGAAGTGAGATCGAAGTCTCCGGAGAGCTCGAACCTGAGATCCCCGAATGGATTCGCTCACCAGCGACCGTTCGCACTCTTCACTCGAAACTCGAATACACGACTGCTGCCAACGAGTACTTCTCGTGGTGCTGCGATACGCAAACCCCACCTCAACTCACCCACTTGTGCCTTGCGCTTGGTCTTGCGGGTGTTTCAAGCTTTAACCGTCTGGCCCGTCGAAGAGCAGACCTCCGTGAAGTCTTTTCCCGTTGTACCACCGCTATTGCCGCTGGATACGAGCGACTCCTAACCACATCTTCCTCGCGTGGAGCCATTTTCGCCCTTAAGCATCTTCCCGATTTCGATCTCGAAGATGAGCCAGGATCGCCCGAGATCCCCTTCTGGACTGACAAGCAATCCATTGAGGTTATCTCGAACATCCCCGGTATTACTGCACGAGAGGATATCGGCGCGGACATGACCCCCGAGGAGGCTTATGTGCAGATTATGCGAGGCGGTAAGGCATTTGAAACCCTCAAGCACGCAGTGGAAAAGGACCACACCGCAGCGAAGAACCCACTGATTCAGTTGATGAAAAAAGAGAGCGCATCTCTTGACTCCTAACAAGCCAGCGGGTCTTCGTCCGCAAATCAATTGGGCTAACCCTGACTACTCGGAGACAATCCTCTACCGAGCACAAGCGTTGGAGTTGCTTCGTAAGTCCCCTGGATCACTCAAGGGCCTTCGTGAATACTACTCCACTCATTGGATTGAGTTCATCAACGACTGGATGTCCACCTATGATCCACGAAACGTGGGTACAGACAAGCCAGTCACCATGCCCTTTATCCTCTTCCCCCGACAGGAGGATTTTGTCAATTGGGTATTCGAGCGCTGGCAAAAACAGGAGCGCGGGCTTGGGTCGAAAACTCGAGATGTCGGCTTCTCGTGGCTCGCAGGCGCGTGTGCGGTATGCCTCTGGCTCTTTTATCCCGAAAGCAGCATAGGTATCGGGTCGAGAAAGATGGAGCTGGTCGATAACGGGAATGTCGATAAGAAATCACTGTTCTGGAAGATCCGCAAGATAATCGAAACCCTCCCTGTTGAGTTCATTCCTGCAAATTACGGCGAAGGCAACAAGTGGGGTGTGGTCTCGAACCCGGAGAACGGGGCCTCGATAGTTGGTGAGGTCGGGGATAACATCGGAGCCGGCGATCGGACCACGATCTATTTCGTAGACGAAGCGGATCTGCTTGAGCATCCGATGCAAGCGGAGGTCGGACTGGCACAGACCACCAATTGTCGTATCGACATCTCAGCCACATATAACGTGGGCTCAGTATTCTACAACAATGAGCGGAGTCTGCCCTCTGACCAAGTTTTTACTTTCGACTGGGTAGACGATCCACGCAAACGCCTTAACCCGCACCTTCCCCAGTCACAGGAGCCGTGGTATCTCCAGCAGCTCAAGGAATTGGACCCGACAGTTGTAGCCTCGCAGGTAGACCGCAACCCAGCTCAGGCCATAGCTAACACTTATATCGAAACCTCACTTGTTACTGATGCATTTAAGCGTCAGGTTACTGACATCCAGCAGCGCCCCGATACTCCGTGGATGATTGGTGTAGATGCGTCAGGTATGGGCAACGACGAGAACGTCATATGGCGTCGTAGGGGAAGGTTAAGCCTCCCTCTTCTGCCCGTTCCGAAACAACTCGATGGTCCACAACTTGCCGCTTGGGTAGAACGAGCTGCCAAAGAATTACTCAAAAGCGGTCCGGTAGGGCTGATCGGCATCGAGCGAGATGGACCTGGCGGGTCATGTGCGGACCAGCTCAAATACGGGCCTTTTGCTTCTGTTATGCAGGCGGTTCATACCGGAATCAAACTCAAAGACGGAATGCACTACAATCTACGTGCGTATCTTCATGCACAGGCACTCGACTACCTCAAAGAAGAGTACCCGTACATCCCATATGACGCTACCTTTCTTGCTCAAGCCACCAGTATCCTCCGCGATTCTCATGGTGGAATGCTCCTGATGGAGAGCAAGGATAAGTACCGCACCCGACTCTCTGGTCTTGGTGTGAGAGCCAATAAGTACTCTGGCCGTTCCCCCGACCGTCTCGATGGATTCATCCTAACCTTCATGCCGACTAAGGGCAAACCAATTACGAGCCTCTCCCCGAGCATTAACAAGCATCTCGGGCTTAACACTCAACATTCTTGGAAGCCACTCGATGCTGCTTTTGGATGGTAGCCCTCAGTAGCGACAGCAATAGAAGTTTCACGGTGCAACTTGTCAATACAATTTCTCGGAACCCCACATGACTACTTTCAGCAAAATCGACAAACAGCAGCTTAATGATCCTGACAGTGAAGAGCACCAGGTACTTACGACCCTCGCTGCTACTTATTGCAACGAGCGTAAGCAGGCAATTAATGCTCGAGAGCGGCAGGGGCTAGATCGTTGTTGGCGTCTCGCTCGCGACCAGTACCAGGGCAAGGACGAGGAGAATCAAGATACGGGTTATCGAGGAACTGGCCCATTCCAGTCTAAATCGGCCGATCTCGATAGCCCACTCGTAGCCTCTCCGAAAACAAAGCAAACTCGATCCACAGTCTTCGTAAACATAACCCGCCCGTATACCGACTCCGGCACCGCTCGCATAGCCGACATATACTTGCCTACGGGCAAAGCTCCGTGGAAGCTCAAGACCACTCCAGTATCCGAGTTGGAACTGATTAAGGGCGTCATAGGGCAATTTCCTCTCGCAGGCGAGTTGCTTCCTGCTTTTCCTGAGCTAGCAGAGCGCCTCCAAATGGAACCCGAGGTACAAGAGCAAGCGATGCTCGGAGCAGAAACCCTCATTAAGGATTGGCACGCTGAGACTAAATGGCTTGGGGAGTTACGATTGCTCATTAAGGAGATGGGCCAGATTGGAGTAGGCATACTTAAGGGTCCCGTGGCACAGCATAAAATACTCGATCCTACGATTAAAGCCTTTTACGCTGCGTTGCTTGTGGCTCAGCCTGAGGCAGCTCGCCAACTCGAACTCCAACTCCTCTACCTCCCCAAATCAGAGTGCATCAAAGCCGAAAACTTTTATCCTGATGGTATGTGCGGTTCAGATATCCAAAACGGGGCTTACACATTCGAGCGAGTTCCTAGCACGTCTCGTCGAATGCTCGAGGATTTGCTTGAGGACGATACCTACATTTCCTCCCAAATCCAAGTCTGTCTTGAAGAGGGCGCGAAGAAACCCGGACAGACTACAGGCGACTCCAAAAAGCCCTACGATCTCTGGATTCGTACCGGCAAGATTCGGCTTACTGAATTGATCGAGGAGAGTGAATTTACTGAAACCGATTCTCCGTACATCTTCGGCACCACAGTCATATGCAATGATCGAATTATCAAGATTGCCGAACTCGAGTTAGACGATAAGCGCTTTCCTTACTCGACAGTTTCGTGGCGTGAACGCGAAGACTCCTGGGCAGGTATCGGTATCCCGGAGGATATGGAAACCCCACAGCGCGGGCTTAATGCTAGTGTTCGAGCAATGCAGGATAACCTAGCCTATTCGGTCGGACCCCAATTGCTCGTAATGCCGGGCATCGAGCCTGATGATGGCGACTGGCAAATGTATCCCTACAAGCGGTGGAACGCGCAGGTAGACGGTATTACGAAGACCCTTGACGATGTTAAAAAAGCCCTCTCGCTTATCGAATTTACCAACTACACTAACGAGCTGATGCCGGTGATTAACTTCTGGCTCAAAATGGCCGAAGATACCACAGGGCTTCCGCTGCTCCTCCAGGGCCAATCTTCTTCGGAGGCAGTAGGAGTAAGCCAGCAGCTCCAAAACAATGCGACCACGAACCTCCGACTCATCATCAAAGCCCTTGACGATGACATTGTAACCGTAAATGTAGGGGCGTATTACAAATGGTCGCAAACCTATGGCCCTCCGAATGTTAAAGGGGATGCAGCAGTTGAGGCTCTTGGCTCCTCAGTCCTAGTTATCAAAGAACTCCAGCAACAGGCCCTTCTCCAAATCGGCGATCGGGTTCTCGATCCAGTCTACGAAATCTCGCCTAAGAAATGGATGGCGGCTTTCCTTGAAGGACATCAACTGGATGCTGAGAAGCTGGGACTGGATGACGAGGAACGTGAGCAACTTGCTGCTGCCGCCGAACAACCTGACCCGACCGTACAGGCAGCTCAGATCAGGGCCGAGGTCGATAAGTATGTCGCTGACCTCGAACATGCTATCGACCAACTTAAGCTCCAGGTTGACGTACAAGCTAAGGGTGCGAGCCTTGCTCATGCAAGTGAGGTAACTGATACTCAATCGGCTACTCAGATAGCACTCGAGTCTATGAAGCAGGATGGGGAAAAGGAGAAGATTGCAATGCAGGGTGACGACACAGCAATGCCGAATGCAGCTGCTCCTCCGCCTGAGCCTACTGTAGACGAGGCACTTAACTCTCTCGGCTTCGTATCCTAACATGAACATTACGGCCCAGACGAGTGTCTTATATACTGAACTCATCCTGGCACCCCAGGATCTTAGCTCGGGAGCAGTGAGCAATATCTTGACGATTGCCGAGAATCGAGCTATAATGATTAGTAATAAGATTAATCAACCCGGACTCCCCTCACTAGAGACAGAGCTACTGAGGGGGCAGTACCTAGAGACCCAACATCTTATCCAAGGTCTTAAGCAGGCCGGGATGTCAAGCTAAAGCCTCACAGGATTAGTGAGTGCTGGGAATTATGCCCTATGCATGGTGCCCGAAAACCACAACCAAAGCCCAAGCGGAGTTGAGAATGTCAGATCTAGAAACAGGTGGAGTAGCCGAACAGCAGTTAGAGCCGGGAGAGCAGATTGGTGGTGAGGGCGAAGGTGAGCCCGTCACTCCTGAGACCTATCTCCGAGACCTAACTGAGGACGATGTCTACTCAAGATTGCAGCAAGCAGGAGATTTTCCTACTCGTCTATCCGCGGCTGAGAGCCGAATGATGGGCAAGCTGGGGCCTCTCACTGAGCGGTTACAGGGTGTTGAGTCGTCACTAGGTTCGAGGCAAGAGATTGATGTGTCTGGCCTTAAAGCCCTTGATGATTATGATCCGAAGCTACGGGAGGTCCTCGAAACGATCCTTCCCGGTATCTTCAACTCCACTCCGCTTGATAGCGCTGCGATCCAACCGTTTCTAGATCCAGTTCGCGA